GATCTGCTGAAGCTATGGCGCAAAATGCAGGTTTAGAGGCAGCTCTAAGAAGAAATATGGCGGAAAGTGTAGCGGCAACTCTTGAAAGCGCTTTACTTGATACATCTGATGTTTCAAATGCTCCTGCATCAATATTTGCAGATGCGGCTACAGGACCTACAGGTGAATTTACTGCGGCAAATGCAATCTCAATGGAAGAAACTTTACTTGCTGCAAATGTTAATTTACAAGGCGCTAGAATGGCTTATTTAATGGATGCTGATGCTTATGCTAAAATAAAAACTGAAGCACAAGTTGCAAGTATTTCTGCTGCTTATGACCCTGCGGACAAAAGAGTAAATGGATATTATGCCTTTGTTTCAGGTAATGTTGCTGCAAATGGAACAGGCTCAAAAGACCATGTTCTTATGGGTGACTTCTCGAAAGTTCATATTGCACAATTTGGTGGTTTAGATATTTTATTTGACCCTTACACAAATGCAGGAACAGGAGAACCAAGAATGGTTGTGACTTCATTAGTTGATGGTAATGCAGTTCAAAATGGAGCAGCATTTGTTCAGTTAACTGAAGCATAATAATTATATTAATTTTAAATAGAATAAGGGGGGTAAATACAAAACAAAATGGGGAAAGGGATTTAATGACTACTATTATTAATCTCTTTACCCTCCTTTCTATTTCTTAACACTTCTTTAGATGGCTAGATTAACAATCACTTCTGCTGCATCAAGTGATATATTAACAACAGCAGAGGCTAAAACACATTTGCGTGTTACACATTCCGCAGAAGATACTTATATTGGAACTTTAATAAAAGTTGCTACTTCTTTTGCAGAGAAATATTGTGGAGGCAACTTTATCAATACTTCATATACAATGACTATGGAGGATTGGAAAGATGTTTTTGTTTCAAATGCTAATCTTGCAACAACATCTAATATATTAAAATCTTACACCTATTCATTAGGTGGTTATTATTCACCATATACAGGTCTTGCACAGATATTTTTACCTAAAGCTCCTATAAGCTCAGTTGCTTCAATTGCTTACTTTGATAGTGATAATTCATCACAAATTTGGTCATCATCAAATTATAATGTCATAAATCCTGAAAATCAAAAAGGATTCATTGAAGTGGTAGATGGTCAAGACTTTCCCTCTATATACTCTAGAGCTGATGCAGTAAATATTGCATTTGTTAGTGGATATGGAGCTGCATCAAGTGATGTGCCTGATCCAATTAAGCAGGCGGTGTTACTTATTATTGGTAATTTATATGAAAAGAGGGAGGATATGGTTCATAGGATGCCTACTACATCAGAATATTTATTAGAACCTTATAGAATTTGGGAGTATTAAATGGAAAAGGAATTATTAAAAGCAGGGAAGTTAGATACTTATATTACCATATATGAGCTAACTAGAACACAGGATTCTTATGGTGGTTATTCTAAAGCTAGAAGTATTTTAAAAAGTGTGTGGTCAATGGTAATGCCTTACAAAGGAAAAGAAAAAGTAGAAGATGATACAATTGTTTCTACCAATAAAGTATCATTCTTAGTTAGATGGGATAGTGATTTGAATTTAGATTCATCTACTGTTTCACCTGAACAAAAATATCAAGTTCAATATTTGAGCAAATATTATGAAATTGATAGTGTAGAATATAATGGGAGGGGAATGGGAATTTTAATAAATTGTTCATTCAAAGATGATGGAAGATTGGCTTAAATTTTAAAAAATATCTTAAATTATTTGGAATATTAAAAATAAACACAGGTATTAAAAACAAACGATTTAAGGCATTTTAACCCTACTTTGATATAATCACATTAGGGTAAGCGAGAAAGTTAATTAGATGAAATTTCCCTCAAGAAAAAAAAGTTGAAAAAATAGGGGTTTAGAAAAAAGTAAAAATGGCGCAAATAAAAAGTCACATAAAACTTGTAGGTATGGATGAAGTAATCCGAAGGCTTAAAAGGTGTGATATTGATGCGAAAAAAAATAGATTACTAAGAAGGGTTTTAAGTTTTGGGGCTTTTCCTATTTGGAAACAAATGAAAACAACCGCTCCTATAAGAACAGGAAATTTGCAAAAATCTATTTCTAGGATTTCTAGTAGAAAAAATGCTTTAGTGGTGGTTGGAGCAAGAGCAGGGAGAAGGGCAAAATATGATGGATATTATGTGAACTGGGTTGTTGAAGGACATAAAACAAGGGGAGGCGGTCAAACTAGAGCAAATGATTTTATTTCTCCTGCTCTGGAAAATAACAAAGAAATAGCCCTTCGAAGAATAGAAGACAAATTAATACAATTAGTTATAGAAAAAAATTGGCGGTGAGTATATCAAAAGCAATATATAAAATATTATCATCTGAAACTGATTTGACTGATTTAGTTTCTACAAGGATTTTTCCTTCTGTAATACCACAGAATGAAACTTATCCATCTTTGATGTATGAATTAAAAGATATTGAACCAATTGAAATAAAAGCAAGGCGACATCCAAAAGCGGAAGCAAGGATAGTGATTGGTGTTCATGCTACCACTTATGCAGATGTGCAAAATATTGCTGATATTGTAATTTCAACTTTTGAAAGATATAAGGATGAAACCAATTATGCTTTGCCCTTAACAGGTATATCAGGAGTTCCTCCAACAGCTGGATGTTCTATTGTGGAGGGTTATTGGATTCAACAGGTTTTTTATGATACGAGCTTTGATATTTTTAATGACCATCTAAGAGTTTATGAAAAGTATTTGGAGTTCGACCTTAGATATATAGTGAACCCTGCAAGTATGGGGGCTTATGCGTGGTATGGAGGCACAATAGCAGGTTTATTAAGTAAAAATGCAACTGTAAGACAAATACCTACTACGAATGGTGATAATATATCGTTATGTTATAGTGGTGGAGGTGATTCTGCTTTAAATTTAACACAGGGAGATGAAGTATCTGTAAGTGCGAAGCCAAAATATAGAGAAGATGGTTCAATGAGATTTGACCAAGAATCAACAACTGACCCTCCTGCACAATTAGAACTTGCTGCTACGGATGGTGTGAATTTTACAAGTGGTTGCACAATATTTATGGTATTACAAAAGAAAGTATCAACAGGAGATTCAGGTATAACAGTTATGCACGCAGGAGCAATTTCAGGTGGTGATGCAGGCGCTATGGTTAGAATGACAAAAGTTGGTTCTACTAATTCTGTTATTCTTCAAATTGGTGGTCTATTTGCTTTAACAGTAGCAGGAACATCTGTTCCTAATTTTGAGGATAAAACTTATTTTGCTTTTTCTTGGGGTGCATCAGATGATTCATCAGGTCAATACCAAATATATGATCCAAATGGTGATATTTTATATCAAGAGAAATCTAGATACTCTAATTTTTCTGCAAGTGTATCAGGGGCAACATTTAGATTTAAAAGATTAGGCATTAATTCACCACATGATGGAGAATTTGATTTATATGATTGTGTAATGCTTGATAAGAAAATAACCTTTGGGGGTGGACAATATAATAGAATTAAAGACTATTTATTAAATAAACATAATTTAGATTAAGATGAAAAAATATACAGTAACATTTATTAAAGATAGAGAAATGGATGGAAGAAAAGAAGGTGATAAATATGGACCTATTAATAAGACAGGTTATATGAATTTACTTAATGGGGGTTGGATAGAAGATGAACATAATTTAGTAAAACCGAAAAAACAAAAAATCAAAAAAGAAAAAGAAGAAGAAGATAATAATTAATTAATTAAAATAGAATTTTAAAATATGGCGACAACAGGAATTTTTAATGGAACGGACTTGGTCCTTTCAGTAGATACATCAGGAGGCGGTTCTCCTACTTTGTTAGGAGCTTCAACATCTTGCACAGTTAGTTACAGCTTAGATACATTTGAAACTACTAATAAAGATTCATCACACACTAAAGCATATTTGCCTGCGGCACATGGGTTCACAATGGATTGTGAGGCTTTTTACACCACAGATGAAACAAATGCAGCGGATAATTTAATGTCAGCTCTACAATCGAGAACACAAATTGATGTGGAGTTTAACCAAGCGAGTGATGAAGCAGGTGATTATAAATATACAGGAAAAGCATATATTACATCATGCACATTAAATGCTCCAAATGAAGATGCTGCTACATACAGTATTTCTTTACAAGGAACAGGAGCATTGACTATTGCTACAAACTAATAGCAATTTAAACACTATTGTTTTTAGCTTTTTTATATATTATATTTAAAAAAATTAATATAAAACTATGAAAGAACTAAAAAAAATAGCAATAGGTGGTAATATGCGACCTGTTCATTATGGCTTTGCAACTCTATCAGATTGGTGTGATGCTTGTGGTTTAACAATGGCGGATTTAGCTAAACTTGGTGATAATATGCCTATCTCAACTGCAATTAATATGGTTTATTGTGGACTGAAACATGGAGCAAGAAAATCAAAATTAGAATTTAATATCACATTTGATGATGTTGCCGATTGGTTAGATACCGACCAACAAGCGTTGACAGATGCTATGCAAATATTTAGTGATTCAATGTCACAAGTGAGTAAAAAAAACTCTAACATAAAAAAGGTAAAGGGGGGAAAGTAACCCCCCCAACCTTTGAAAACTGTTTAAAAATAGGGTTAGGGCAATTAGGATTAACTGAGGATGAATTTTGGGATATGACACCCAAAACATTCAGTTTAAAAAGTGAAGGATTTTTTGAATTACTAGAAAGGAAAGAGCAATTTGAATGGGAACGTGTTAGATTCCAAACTGTTGCATTAATCAATAGTGAAAGAAAAAGACACCAACAAATACGACCTCAACAATTGGTTAAGTTTGATTGGGAGAGAGCTGAGAGTAAAAAAAGCGAGAAAAGTAAAATTGATTATATAATTCATAAAGCAAGAAAATAAATGCCTCTATCAAAAAATATTAGTGTTTTTCTGACCTTAAACACTAAACAATTTCAATCACAAATAACCAAGACAACTGCAAGTATGAAGGCTTTTGGCGCTTCAATGCAGTCTATTGGATCATCTATTACACGAAACTTCTCTGTTCCTTTTGCTTTATTAGGGGGTTATGCAGCTAAAACAGCTTTAGATTTTGATAAATCAATGACTAAGATTAGGACATTGGTTGGTATATCCGCTTCTGAAGTTTCAAGGTTTTCTGAAGAAGTTAGAAATTTAGCTACTGAAACAGGAGTAAGTGCAAATGAATTAGCTGAAGCCTTATTTGATATAACTTCAGCAGGTTTAAGGGGTGATGATGCTTTAGCTGCGCTTGAAATGTCAGCAAAATCAACTGCAATAGGATTAGGAGAAACTAAATCTGTCGCAAGTGCATTATCAGGTGTTTTAAATGCTTATGCTGATACTAATCTAACAGCTGCCCAAGCATCAGATATTTTATTAAAAACAGTTAGAGAGGGTAAATTGGAGGCGGAAACACTTGCTCCTGTTTTAGGTCGAGTTACACCTTTAGCCGCTACATTAGGTATTACTTTTGAAGAAGTAGGTGCATCTATTGCAACATTTACAAAATTAGGGGTTAGTGCTGAAGAAGCTGCGACAGGTCTAAGGGGGGTAATGTCAGCTCTTATAAAGCCAACCGCACAAGCCAAATTAGCTTTAAAGTCTTATGGATTAAGCATAGAAGATGTTAGGAAAATGGTTGGTGAGAGGGGTTTAATGCTTACTTTAACACACTTAATGGAAACATTTGGTGATAATGATGAAGCAATCTCATCATTATTTGGTAATGTTAGAGCATTGACAACTGTATTAGGAACAGCAGGAACACAAGCTGAAACTTATGAGCAAGTTCTGAGCAGCTTGGTGGATAGTCAAGGCGCATTAAATGAATCCTTTGAAATTGTAGAAGAAACAGCATCCTTTAAATTAAATCAAGCCCTTCAAGAATTAAAAGATGCTCTCATTGAGCTTGGAACAGCATTAGTTCCTGTTATTTTACAGTTTTCTGAATGGATCAAAAATTTAGTTTCTAAATGGAAAGAACTGAATCCTGAAACCAAAGAATTTATCACACAACTTGCTGTTGCTTTTGCAGCAGGTGGACCAATTTTAATGGGTGTGGGTAGCCTTGTTACAATGCTTGGAAGTGTGGGAACATCATTTGCTAAATTCTTAATGAATAATCCTAAATTAGCTTTAATGGCTGGGGTGTTAGCTTTGATTGTTTATTACTGGGATAGCATAAAAATTGGAATTGCAAATGCAGCAAATAAATTTATTGATTTTTATAATAATACTGTAGAATTTAGGGGATTGATTTGGGGAATAATGGGTTTACTTGCTCAAATGGTTCAAATAGTAGTTACTGTTTTTGAATTAGCTGTATCC